GGCTTGACCAAAGACATGGGCACTGATTACTTTTTAGATCCCCGTGCTCGACTGATGCGTATCAAAGACAACAATGGGCAGGTAAGTACTGGTTGGAAGAGCGTAGATGACAAGTTGTTCGGGGGCATGAATCGCGGAGAGTTGAATATATTTGCCGGTGGTTCCGGTGCGGGTAAGAGTTTGTTCTTGGCCAATCTGGGCATCAACTGGGCCTTACAAGGACTCAATGTAGTTTACTTGACCTTGGAACTTTCAGAAGAATTGGTGTCGATGCGTATGGATGCCATGCTGACAGGCATGCCTACCAAAGAGATTTTCAAGAACATTGATGATGTTGAAATGAAGGTCAAAATGATTGGCAAGAAGTCGGGCACTTATCAAGTCAAGTACATGCCCAGTGGCAAAACAGCCAATGATATCCGTGCCTATCTAAAAGAGTATGAAATTAAACTGGACCGCAAGGTTGATGTGTTGTTAGTGGATTATTTGGATCTGCTCATGCCCATGGGCAAGAAGATTTCAGCAGAAAACCTGTTTGTCAAAGACAAGTATGTAAGTGAAGAACTGCGTAATTTGGCCATGGAAAAGCAGTGTGTGTTTGTCACTGCGGCACAGTTGAATCGTGGCGCCGTTGAAGAAGTAGAGTTTGATCACAGCCATATTTCAGGCGGATTGAGCAAGATTCAAACAGCAGACAACGTGTTCGGTATCTTTACGAGTCGTGCCATGCGTGAGCGTGGACGCTATCAAATACAGTTGATGAAGACACGTTCATCTAGTGGTGTGGGCATGAAGATCGATCTAGAGTTCAACATCGACAGCCTGCGCATCACGGATCTAGCTGAAGAAGATAGTTATGGCAATCTCAACAGTCAATCAGCGGGCTCAACACTACTGAATTCAATCAAGCAACGCCAAACAGTCAATGCTGCCACAGGTGAAATTACAGACCCACAAGGTGGTGTGGCCTTGCCCAAGATTCGAGCACAAGTGGAAAGTTCAAAACTACGTGAACTGATTAATAATCTCCCTACAGACGATCTGGTCTAGTCAATAACTAGGGTTTTTTAACTCAAAAAGATAAGTACGTATATAATGGAACTATACCACCTACGCACCCTCGACGATCCTTTGACCAAGGTCATTGCAGACGACCCTGTTCGACCCCACATACCTCTAAGTCAGCGCATCAACGACACGGCTGAAATACTGATCCTACGTGCAGGGGAAGAAATACTAGCGGCCACTTGTCTACAGTGGCTCAAAGATGTGCCCAAAGACGAAGAAGATCTAGTCAACCTAGATCACAGTAAAGATACCGCAGTATTCTATACCATTTGGAGCTACAAGCCCGGAGCAGGTGCAGAACTGATCAAACAGGCCGCCACATGGATCTTGAGCGAATTCAAAGACGTCAAGAACATAGTGACACTGAGTCCACAGACTGAAATGGCCCGCCGTTTCCACACCAAGAACGGTGCCACCACACTGAAAGAAAATCCCAACTCGGTCAACTATCAATACTGGCCACGCAAGCCCGACTAGACCATTAAATACTCTGATAATAAGGAGTGGGCATGGCAAGACTTTGGATAGTGGGTGACAGTTTTAGCAGTACAGTCAAAGAAGGTATTCCCCTAGACCCACGCACTTGGATGGCACAACTGGCCAGCCATTGGCTCATGCCCATGACCAATCTAAGCCTACGTGGTTCTAGTCAGCAGTGGACCTGGCATCAACTGGCCACAGAAGTCATGCCCAAGATCACCAGTCTAGATCGACTGATCATCATACTGACGCACCCGGCCCGTGTATGGTACAGTCAAAAGCACCCAGAGATCACTAGATTTGAACATATCAGTGAGTTTAAAAAGCTGGGCTTGGAACAGTACTGGCGAGCGGCAGATCTCTACACACGAGTACTACAGCGCCAGGATCTGGACATTGAAACAGTCAGCCATAGACTAGCTTGGCTGGCCTATCAAGTGCGAGCCAAGAATCTGCGAAGTCCACATGTGCTGGTAGCCTTTGAACAGGACCTGGGCCCCGTAGAGTTCCCGGAACTACGGATCAGTAGGGGCAACATGTGCATGGTCAGTGAAGGTGAGTCAGCAGACCCATTCGTGCTGGCCGACTATCAAAAGATAATAGCCGAGGTAGATTGCAGATATAATCACATGCTGTTGAGCAATCACGGTCAGTTGTTTCAACAGTTGAAGAGGGATCAAGGTCCCGTGGATTTTACCCCCGCATGGCCCTGGATTCGTGGCCAGTTTACCGAACAACACCTAGCCGATAAGCAGTGGATTCTCGATGAAATCGATCAACAGACTCTGCGTGAGCGCAACGCCAACAAGTACGTGATAGGTCGCATGCCCTGGAACAGATCCTAGACCACGCGAAGCGTAGCGCGGAAAATTTTTTGCTAGCTACGAAGTAGCTGTAGCGGTAAAACGCGATCTAGCGATTCCGCGAGCAGTACCACTAAATACTCTAGTGTAAGGACGAATACGGTGCCTAGATATCTTTTCCCCGAGTATCATGAGTTTGAGTACATAGCCACAGCACCCTGGCCAGCCATAGTGGTCAATGATCAGCTAGATTGGGTCCAGAGTGTCTTGACCCTGGAACTGTGGCTTAAACAGTACGTGGGCAGTCACTACTCGGATTGGGCTTATCACAATGGCACAAGCCGTGACTACTGGCAGGCCTGTATAGCGTTCCGTAAACCCGCCTACAAAACCTTGTTCTTATTACAGTGGACTTAGAACGTTACGTGCTAGACGAATGGATATTCATACCCACAATGCTGTTGGTGTTGTTGAATAGTTTTGGCATTGGACTAGTGCTGGGCACTATATGGGTCTACCTGTAGCCAAGTCCACAGTATCATCCACTAAGGAAACGCACTCGCTGAAACGTAGCAAGAGCTCAGTTAACACTGCTCCTTGTGGCACCCAAAAACGTGTGCGATTCAAGTGTACTTCCACGGTGAGCTTATGCGCTTTAATAAACTCAAACACTTGAGATGCACGTGGATCTTGGTTGAGTATGTAGTATTGGCGCATTACACGTTATTTGAATGTTTTTAACTTTTCAAACTCTGATTGAGAAACAAACACTCCATGACGGTAATTAAACGTGCCTGTAACGGGCGGTAGGGAGGCTTTGGCAGGATCTGCTGATGTAATAGTTAATGGATCACCTTCTTGCTCAAACGAATCTGGCATGACTTGAATAGCCATTTTACGTTTATCGTCAGTAGTGACTGTGACTCCGTCAGCGTTGAGTACAGCAGTTTTGGGCCTTTTGCCTCCAGCCGGAACTATCTTGGCCAAGCTGCCGAACGGCTCAAATTCTGGTCTCACAGGCGATTCTTGGATAGATTCTAGCTTGTTTACTAGTGCGCGGTATTGTTCTGCTGGTGTTGTCATAATAGTGTCCTAGGTTATTATACGAGTATTTATACTGGAAATGGGTCTACAGGGCACAAAATTTTCCTGCGCAAAAAATTTTGGGCAAGTACTTACAGTTCTAGTGGGGTTGTTTTACTTGCCCACTAATTCTATAATAGGACTGCCCACGTGTACACTGGTAGCACCCTTGTCAAATATTTCTACTGGACTTAAACCCATTTGGGGTTGAGTACTATAGGGTTTTGAGCTGGTCCAGTAGACTTCTCCAGCACGTTTAGGACCATAGTCAACAGCATAGACTACTTGTATACGATTACCTGAAATGGGACGTAATTGCATTTTGTTGCCCATTTGAAACATACTGGCCAATTGATTAGCTTCCGGTGTAGTGAGATTCATAAACACTGTGCGTTCACTCTTGGGCTGTATGCCTGTTGTAGTACTGGCATGATTGGCACCACTGCGATTACGCACACTAGCGCCAGTAGAACTGTTAAATGCATAAGTGCTACCGCGTTCAGTACGGAAAGCATGAGTCATACCAGGTACATTTTTGGGCATGGCAGGCAAGGCAGCTCCAGCAATACTGGGTTTGCGAGTGAGCATCTTTCCAGCTTGTGTTGCCAGATAGCCTAGAGCTTTGCCCGCTATAGGGTTTTCTGTTATGACTTCATGTATACGCATGTGAGTATTTATAGCCCAAATGGGTTCTGTAGCTGAAAAAAATCAGCGCAAAAAAATTTGGTCAAGTACTTAGACAAGACCCGGTCTATATTCTAGGCAAAATGCGGCTATGGCTAATAGAATACAGAGCACGATCCAAGCCCATTTGCTGACGGGACCTTCTGAAGCCTGTACTGGATAGTAAGCATCAAAGTCGGGATCGTAGCGATATGGCCGTCCCCGTATGTATTCAATTCGATTGTATTCGTCATTATTCATACTAGTATATAGTAGAGGAAACGGTTTAGAGGAGGTGATTATGAGGCCCATCCGCTACGCTCGAATGGGTCCTTTGCTCCGCAAAAATCTGTCGCGTAAAAAATATAAAGAAAGTACTTAAAGTTTTAAGTGGTGAAAATAAGCTCGGTACCCATGCCGTTTGTTAGCAGTTACTAACTTAATATATATTAACGCCTCCCACCCCTCTCAATGTCTCTCAGTCTGACCGATCCTCTCGGCCAAAAAAATACCCCAGGCGCCGGGAGCGAATCGGACTTATGCCTGGGGTACCACTACAACGGCAAGACTCACGGGAGCGAATCGATTGTTGCCTTGCCTGCACAGCGGTCTAGCTCTTGGGGGCTAGTAGGCTGTGCCCTACTGTATACGCTAGCGAGCGCCGCGCATACAAGTAACTTCTGCTACAGCCTTCCAACGATCTGGAAAGCTCTTACGCAAGTCTGCCAGCTTGAGTATAGTACGCAGGCTCAGCTCACGCATCTTGTTTGAGTTAGCCATGGTAAAGTCTAATAGCTCTTCTACAGCCCAGGGCTCGAACTCATATGAATCCAACATGCCATCACGTACGATCTGCTTGATGCGTAGGATCTTCTCACGCTCTGTATCAATAGTAAGGTCCAAGTAGTGGCAACGGCTCTCTAATGCTTCAAGATGATCACGGAGCTTCTTTGACTTAACGTGATCGAACTTGATGTTGGTAATAAAGATAGCGCCACCCTTGAACTCAAATGAGTCTGGGATGCCTTCTTTGCGCAACATATGGCTGTCCGTGTTCCAATGGATCATACGCTTCTTGCTGGTGTCCAATGCAGCCTTAAGAATGTTTAGGGAGAGGTCATCAAGCAGTACTGAGTCACAGTCATCAAACACCAGTATGTTCTTGGCATCTGAGTATTGATACAGCTTAGAGTACAAGCCAAGCGCACTCATAGCTCCCTTGACCACTTCGTACTTCTTCAGCTTTTCGTTCTGTGCTACGTCAGCAAACACATCGTGACGTGCTAGTACTGCTTCTACACCAAAACTTTTGCCCACACCTGGAGGGCCTGTGACGATCATGGCACGTACAGCACCCTTCTTCACAGCACGGGTCATGTCATCTAAGATGTCAAAACGTTGGCGGAGTCGTTCGATGATCTCTTCATCTGACTCTAGTGCTACAGCTTTGGCTCGGGCTTCTAGGGCCGACTTGTCTGTTTCTAAGCTGGTTACTTCGGCTTGTGCATTCATAAGCATTTGGCTGGTTACTACTTTAGGCATGT